TAAGCTGACGCCAGATACGACGAGCAGGCTCCAATACTGACGTGCCGTAAGGATGATACTTGTCGTTGCCCAGAACTCTAAAGTGTGCAATCTGCCAATTTTCAAATGTCATACCCGCTGAGTTCCACTGGAATTGGATATAATTTGGATTAGTTTTGTCCTCTCCCTCTAAGCGCTCGACCTCGTTAGGCGGCAAGCCGATAGCGTGACGAATCCCATAAGTCTCATCAACATCAATGTATAAAAAGAAATCACCGTACTTGCACATTGTACGAGCCCAACCAAATAGATTGAACCTAACATTAAGAATATCGTTGTACAAAGAATTTAATATTGCCTTTATCTCCTCATTAGGACATTTAATATGCAGCATGGGCGCTAGAGGCGATGAAGTTGTCATCTCATCAGCATAAATGTCCAAAGCACTGGCAATTTCAGGTGTGTATTCCATCTGGTCCGAATCCACATACCTTTCAGTGCGATTCTGATTGGCCATATAATTTGAATTCATAGACTCGAACGGATTATAATGCGATCGTTTAAACTCCTGGCCACTTGCCGACTTGAACATGTGGCCATACTTGTCAAGCTGCTGTTTTCTGATCCTTCTACCAGTTTGTGTCCTACGGCTAACTAGCGGGCCTGAAAACAGCTTCGTTAGCCTCTTATATAAATCCGATGCTGGATTTCTAGGATTCTTCTCATTTTTTTCGGCCATTAATCACCCCTTCATTAGCCAGACGTAGTGTTCTTGCTTTTCTATAGCTTCTTGCATAGACTTCTCAAATCTGTTATGCTGCAGCATACCAGGGATTGTTGTATCAAATTTTCTATTTGTCGAAATCATAGAGTTAAAGAAAGCCTCTCGATATTCTTGTTCTCGTTTGTTTGCGGAAAGTGCCGTATCTATGACCCAACATCCAATAGCTAGCGACATAATCAGATCATCGTTATATCCTCTCATGGCTTGTGGCTTCCCGTTATTCCATATGAAAGTCTCCATTTCATTACATAGGCGGCTAGAATGTGTAATAACTAGTTTATTTCTTATAAACTCTTCCATTTTAGCTACTA